GCGGTCCGCGGGGACCAGCTGGCCCGCTTCGGAACCCACGGCCTGTACCGGATCGAGGCGGCGGACGGGCCCGAGGCCGCACGTCGCCGGATCGGTCGCGACGCCGGCCGCGTCTACATCCACCTGCCACCCGCCACGACCACACCGCAGCCACGCACCAGGAAAGGCAAGGGCAAGTCATGAACCCCGAACCGGGCACCGTGACCGACCGACTATTCGTCACCCACCAGCGGGTGACGCCCGACGCCGAGTACCTCGGCGACCCGGAACCGGGGTCGCCCGAATGGGTCGCGCTGCGGCGTGCCGGGATCACCGGCACCGACGTCGTCGCGATCGCGGGAGAGTCGACCCGGGACAACGCCCGCACCGTGTGGCATCTGAAGCGGGGAGACGCGATCGAACGCCCCGACGACGACACCACCGAGGCCGCCGACTGGGGGAACGAGCTGGAGCCGGTCGTCGCGCGGGTGTGGGCACGCCGCCACAGCGTCTACCTCGGCGCAGGCGGGATCTTCGCCAACCTCGCCCACCCCTGGCGCCGGTCCCAGATCGACCGGATGGTTATCACCTGCCCCGATCTCGACATCCAAGAGCAGATCGTGTGCGGCCTGGAGGTGAAGACCCGATCGGCGTTCGTCGCCGGGAAGTGGCGTGACGACGTCCCCGACGACGTCCTCGCGCAGGTGGCGTGGCAGCGGCTGGTGACCGGTCTCGACCACATTCACGTCGCGTGCCTGATCGGCGGGCAGCGGCTGATCGAACACACCTACCGGCGCGACGACAAGCTCGAAACGTGGCTGCTCGCTGCTGCCGAGGCGGTGTGGGAGAACGTGAAGACCGACACGCCGCCTGAGATCGAATGGGATGCGATCATGGCGCAGCTGCTCGACACCCTGTTCCCTGACCGGGCCGGCACACGCGAGATGAGCGACGCCGAGTTCGCCGAACTGATGGGGGCGTGGCGGGCGCGGCAGCAGCTGGAGGACGACGCAGTCCGGGCGAAGGGCTACGCCGAAGCGAAGATCAAGACCGCGATGGGTTCCGGCGCGGACGCGGTCGAAGTCCTGACCTGGTCCGGGATTCCGGTGTTCACGTGGCGGATGACGGACCGAGACGGCTACACGGTGCCCCAGAAGTCGTTCCGTACGTTGAGAGGACCGAACCGGTGACCGTGACTGATCTGGTGATCGCACTGGTCGCCGTGTTCGGTGGCGCCGGGATCGGCGCCAGGGCTACGTTTCTGGTCTACCGCGGGCAGTACGACGCGGTGTCGCGGGTGACGTTGGAGGCGGCCGACGTGTGGTCGGCCAGGGTCGCCGAACTGGCGGAGCAGGTCACCAGACTCACCGTCGAGAACGAGCAGCTGCGGGCAGGTGCCAAGTGACCCGGCACGGGGCACCTCTCGCGTCGCTCCCGGACCTGCCGGACACCGCCGCGCTACAGGCGACTGTCAAGATCGCGACCGAAATCGCGACCGACTGGGAACGGCGGATGCTGGACACGTCGCGCCCGATCGTTCCCCCGTCGGGCAACGATCTGGCCGACGTCGGCCGGCTGATGGGGGAAGCGTTGGCCGACCTCGCGTGCCTCGCGCAGCTGGTCGCCCGGATGGCCACGATCATGGGCGCCGAGCAGTGAACCCGCTCGAATGGGTGATGGCCTCCATCCTCGCCGTGTACGCGCTGCTGCTGGTCATGCTGGGCGGCGCGTTCGTGTGGGTCGCCTTCATCGTGTTCGGGTGGCTGCGGGAGCTCGCCCGCGAGGCCCGCGCGTCGTCGGAGGCCGAGTCGTGACCGGGCCGGAGCACTACCGGCGGGCGCAGGTGCTGGCAGAGACCGGGGCCCGCGACCTCGCGAAAGGCATAGGGCAGACGGGCGACACCTCTCCCGCGATCGCGGAAGCAGGCGCCCGCGCGGTCGCCTCTGCTGGCCAGATTCTCGCTGCCGCGCAGGTACACGCAACGCTCGCGCTCGCAGCCGCAACCGCGGCCGGCCTCGACTCCACCGACAGCAACGGGCTGGAGAACGTCGCCATTCTCCGGGCATGGCATGAGGTGGGTGCGTGGTGACCGACGATCCGATGGCCGCCCGCGACGTCGTCCCTGTCGATGACTTCTACCTGGTCACGTGTCGGGCGCTGGTCGAGTCGTACGCCGGTGGTCTCGACCTGAACTATCCAGACTGGGCGATGAAGTCCGCGATCCCTTCCCTGGTCGCCGAAGTCGAGCGGCTGCGGGGCATCATCGACGCGCAGAAAATGACCGGGCTGCGGAACATCGCGGGCGTGACAGCGGCGCCAGCCGATCCCGATGTCGAGCGCTGCTCGGTGCCCGTCATCACCGGGCAGACCTACCGATGCGGCGCACCATGGCACACGCACCGGCCCGGCGTCCGGATCATCCCAGGGTGACGCGATGCCAGACAAGATGATCACCCGCATGTGGGCCAACGTATTCGTTGACGCAGCAGCGAAAGAGGCCGATCAGGCTGAGATGGAACGGGTAGGGGAGATCCTCGCCGTCGAAGCGTGCGAGGCAGAAGGCGCGACGGTACTGGAGGGTGAGCGGGCGTTCGATTGGCTTCCGATGATCGATACCGGCGACGGGCCGCGGATCGATCCGCTTCCGGGCAGGGGGCATGAGGTGGTCGGCTGGACTCTGCGGGTGGTGCTCCCGGTGGCGGTGGATCTTGAGTGACGATGCCCTGTTCGGGACAGAGAACCTGTCATCTCTCGCGCCAACGGCCCGGCAGGATCTCCCGAACCTGTCACCGGACCGGCGCCGCACCGCGCGGCAGCTGGAGCTGATCACCCGCGGGCACCACCCTCTCGCCTACCTCGGCGCCGCGCGTCACCCCGAGACCCGCGGCGAGACCTACACCCGCGACGACACCCGAGGCCGGCCGTTGACGTGCGGCACGTGCGCCCACCGGGAGCTGTTCACCCCTGGCGCCCGGACCGTAGCGAAGTGCACCGGATCGAACACCGGTGGGTGGCCGCGGGTCACGCACTCGCCGTCGTCGGACGTCCGCTCCTGGTGGCCGGCCTGCACGCTGTGGGAAGCGAAACCGGCGGCCGGTCGGTGACCGTTTCTGTCCCCGTTCCACGGTAGAATCGGGACCACCACGACGCACCAGGGAAGGGGACCAGATGAGCAACCTACGTGACCGGGCCTACGGGCAGCAGGCACAGAGTGAAGGCAAGGAACTGGTGGCCGCACGCGCCACGTTCGCGACCGGTCTGGACCGGATGACGGACCAGTTCGCGGCGGCGATGCCGTCCGGGATCGAGGCGAAGCAACTCGCCCGGGACGCGATCACCCTGGTGCAGCTGCAGCCGAAGCTCCTGCAGCTGAAGGACCAGCGTTCGCTGTACGGGGCGTTGATGACGTGCGCGTCGCTCGGGTTGCGGCCGATCCCGCAGCTCGGTCTGGCGTACGTGGTGCCGTTCAAGGGTCGCGCGCAGTTCGTGTGCGGGTACAAGGGACTAGCGCAGCTGGCGCACCGGTCGGGGCAGCTGCGGGGCATCACGAACCGCATCGTGCGCCGAGGTGACCTGTACGTCGTGGCCGGTGGTGACGCCGAGGAGATCATCCACAAGCCGAAGCAACACACTGAACGGCCCGACGACCGGGCGGAGCTGGACCCGGTGGCGTATTACGCGATCGTCCGGGACCAGCACCAGGGCAGGTACCCGCATGCGATGTGGCGGTGGGAGGTTGAGGACCACCGCGACCAGTTCGCGCTGCAGCGGGAGTGGAACCCCGAGACGCGGCGGAACGACGGCGCGGTAAAAGGCCCGTGGGTTGATCATTTCGACGCGATGGCCTTGAAAACGGTTCTCAAGTTCGCGTTGCGGGTTGCGCCGCAGTCGGTCGAGATGCAGCGGGCGATCATCGCGGACGAGAGCGTGCGTGTCGAGCTGGACCCGGTGGCGCCGATCGAGTCGCAGATCATCCCGGCCGACGAGATCCCGGACGGTGACGACGTGGTCGACGCCGAGTTCGACGATGACGAGATCGAGCGGCAGGTTCGTGCCGCCGACCCAACCTGAGAGGACCCGTCATGCCGAGTGTGGAGAACGAAGCCGAGCCGGATCGTCCGGTCCCGGGACCGCCGGGCGGCCGGCGAGGGATTCTCGTCCCGGACACCGACGCGGCAGCACGCGCAACGGCGGAACGTCTGGCGACGCTGCAGCGGAAGGCCGACGAGATCAACGCCGCGTCGGCCGCGCCGGGAGAGGTGCAGGCGCGTCGCTGGTTGCGGTCGAAGGATCTCCGGCACATCGCTGATCTGTTGGACAGGTTGGACGCCGACGCCGCGGGTGGGATCAAGGTGTCCGGGACTATCGAGATCCCGCGCGTCAACCCGAAGTGGCCGAACGTGACACTGATCGTCGAGTCGACTGGTGGCGCGCACCGGGTGCTGGTCTGTGAGGGGAACCACGCGGATGCCTGAGGACCCGAGAGGCGACGCCCGCCGGGAAGCGGCGGAGCAGCAGGCCAAGCGTGACCAGGAGTCGATCGACAAATACGGGCTCACGTACGGGTGGACGAACGCTCCCGGCCCGCAACGGATCCCGCGCGCACCGCGCTCGCGGCGTTCGGTGTTGGGCCGGATCCTCGGACGGCGGCGGCGGTGAGCGAGCTCGCACGCGGTGAGCTGCTGATCGTCCGCACCGAGCGGGGTGACGCTTGGGTGACCCGTGCCGATCAGGTGATCCTGATCAGTAACGAGCTGTCCGCGTCGGCGCTCGCCGACGCGGACGGGATCGCGTACGACCGTGAGCAGCGGATCGTGACGTTCACTGCTGCGAACGGGGAGTGGCGTTACCGGGTCACCGGTCCGGCAACGGAACCGGGGACGGTGTGGGCGGTGCGGTTGTCGGGTGACCCGCACCCGCGGCCGGCCCCGGAACCCGGTGAACCGCAGCCGCAGCCCGCACCGCTCGGTGTCCACGGTGAGGACTTCACCGTCGCGGCCGAGGTCGGCGGATACGTTGCGCTGTACTGCGATTTCTGCGGTGAGCGGGTGGCCACCGGGGACACGTTCACGCTCGCGCAGGTGACGGCGGCGGCGGGCGGCCACGACTGCCCGCGCCGCACCACAGACGACCGGACCCCGTCGGGGCCGGCGAACCACGACGACACCACGACAGAGGAGCAGGGAACATGAGTGAGCAGACAGAGACCCGTACCGACACGGCGGCGGCGGAGTCGGTGAAACCGGCCCGCGGGCGAGCGAGGTCGGCGGCCGGCGACGCCGCCGACGCCGCCGCGACGCCCCGTGCGGCCGAGGCGGCCGAGGTGGCGGAGTTCGCGTTCGTCGTCCACAACGGCGATTGGTCGGTCGTGCGGGTGTGGCGGTCGAAGAACGGCGCGCTGAACGACGCGTTCGACAACGGGCCCGGTCTCAGCGTCGTGCCGCTGAAGCCCGGCGACGACGCCCGCAAGGTGGCCGCCGCCCGGGAGAACGGCAAGGCGTGACCGGTGAACATCGTCGGGCTTGACCCGTCGCTCACCTGCACCGGAGTGGTTGCTGTCGGGCACACCGACAGCGGCCACTCCGGTGTTACCGGCGCGTGGTCGATCCGGTCGCAGGCGCCGACGGTGAAGGACACGGCCGAAGTGCGGGCCGATCGGATCCTGGAGGTTGGCCGCCGGTGGGTCGAGCTGCTCGACGACATCCACGGCGACGGGCGTGATCCGATATTGATCGTGTGCGAGTCACGCGATTTCCAGACCAGCACGCGGGAGGGTGGGCACGCCACCGACCGGAATTGGTTGATGGGGCACCTGTTGATCTCCGCCCGGTCGTTCGGTGCGCTGCTGGTGTTCATCCCGCCGACGTCGCTGAAGCTCTACGCCTGCAGCGACGGACGCGCCAGCAAATCCGCGGTGAAGACTGCGGTTGAACGCCGGTACGGGGTGAGCCTCGCCAACGATGATGAGGCCGACGCGCTCACCCTCGCTGCGATGGGTGCCGACGTGTACGGGTCGCCTCTCGCGCCTGCACCGGAGGACCAGCGGCAGGCGCTTCGGTCGGCGGACTGGCCGATCATCGGCGTCACCCGAAGCGGCGCCCGAACGGTTCACATGGTGCCTAGAATCCCAGCAGCCACGACCACACGACGAAAGAGGACCCGATGACGACGCTCGCGATCAAGGGACTGTCCACGCACGCGCAGACGGCGCTGGAGCCGCACATCCGGCGACTGTGGGAAGACCAGCGCGGAACGGCGATGATTGTCGCCGAGCTGGAGCACGTTGCCCGGGCCGAGCCCGGGCCGGCGTCGAGCGCCCAGCCGAAGGTCGACGTTCGGGTGTCGTATCTGGAGGTGCCGTCCGGGATCACCCAGGATCTCGCCCGCATGTTCATGCGGTCGCTGTACCTGCTGCGGACCGCGCGGGGCACCCTTGATGAAGCGTCGGGGGAGGTGAACCTGGCGACCGAGTCGGCGCGCATCGCCGATTCGATCGGGGTTCTGTTCGCGACCGAGGCGGCCGAGGCTCGGTCGTTCCTGCACCAGCTGCTGGACCAGCTGGAGGCATCGCAGAACATGGTCGACGAGCAGAAGAGGCGGCGGCGGCTGCGGAAGCTGACCGACGCCGGCCGGGCGTTCCTGGGGACCGGTGACCGGGAGCGGCTGAACGCGCTGGCGCAGGATGAGCTGGACCTGTCGGGCGACGAGCCGGCGGCGTCGATCGACGTCGAGGCCACCGACCAGGAGACGCGGGTGGCCGGCGAGACGTTGGCCAGCATCGGCGCCACCGAGCCGGTGCGGGTCGGTGACGTCGTCCCGGACGTCGTGCCGGACAAGCCTGCGCCCGCCAAGCGGGTGGTGCGGCGGAAGGTCCGGGACCAGGCACCGGCCGACGCGACAGCGGGTGCCTGATGCCGCGCCTACGGATCGAGTGCACCGTTCCGGCCGACTGGGTCGACCGCACTAGCGCGTCCGGAATCCTGGAGAACCCTTACGACGACGTGACGAACGCGCTCCTAGACCTCGGCGTCGAGGACATCGACACCGAGCTTGTCGAGGACGGCGAGTGATGAGCGTGACCAGCTACCTGCCGCCGGGCGCGGTCGAACCCGCCGACGGCAGCATCGTCGTCACCGGCGACGGTCACCGGTTCATCCGCTATGAAGGCGCGTGGTTCGTCGTCGAGGACGGGATCGCCTACACCCGCGGCCCGTGGACGTCGTGGGGCCTGCTGCTGGAGGAGCAGCGGATCATGTCGGTGCACCTGCCCGACGGTGAGCCCTACACGCCCGACGGTGACCCGGTAGAAGTCCGGCACCCGCCCGGCGCGCGGTGGTGGGCCGAGCTGCTGGTCGGCTGGTCCCTGTTCGCAGCCTGGTCGGTCGCGGACCTCCGCGCGCTCGGGGCGACGTCCTGGAACTGGGACCGGCCGGCGTGGAACGTCGCCGTCTACGCGATCCTGATCATGCTCGGGTGGGCGCTGCAGTTCGTGCTCTGCGGGTGGACGGCGCATCTCCTGGTCGACGCGCCGTTGTCGCTGTGGCGCGGGATCCGCCGCGTCGTCGACCTCGCCCGCTACTACGGTGCGCGGCTGTGAGGCCACCGCCACGGAAGGACCAGAGGCGGACGCCGCCCGCGGCGACGCCGTTGAGTGGTGCGCCACCCGCCGCCCCGGAGATCCACGACGGCAACACTCGGAAGCTGGAGACCGGACCGGAACGGGTCGCCGAGGTGAGGCGGAAGCTCGCCGCGGGCGCGACAAACAGGATGATCGCCGAAGAGTACGACTGCAACATGTCGACGGTTTCGGGGTTCCGCGCACGGCACGGGGCGAAGATCGCGCAGCTGCGGGCCGAGCTGGTCGAGGCTGCGCAGGCCGAGGACGGACTGTGGATCGCGCACCGGGTCGACAGGTTGGGTGCTCTGCAGGACATGGTGGAGCGCGTGATCGTGGTCGCGGCCGAGTGCGGCAACGACCAGCTGCCGGAAATGGTGCGGACCGCGATCGCCGGGCTTCATGAGGCGGCCGAGCAGCTCGGGCAGCTGCCGTCGCGGACGCAGGTGAACGTGGGTACGCAGGTGAACTACCGCCTCGAGGGCGTCGACATGGAGGCGTTGTGAGCGCGGACGTGTTCGCGATAGCGGTGTCGGTGCTCGCGATCGTGATCAGTCTCGGCTCGGTCGCAGCTTCGGCGGCGATGGCCAGGAGGCGACGCCGGTGAGCGCGTTCGAGCGTGCGGCGGTCGCGCGGCTGATCGAGCGCGCCGAAGAGGCGGGCGTCGAGGTGCCCGCCGTCGTCCGCGCGGCGTCCGCAGGCTGCGGCACGGGATCCACCGGGGCGATGCTGTTCGCCGAGCAGTTCCCCGACGCCGAGCCGATCGGCTGCTGCTACGGCGAAGCGCACCGGGGCATCGACGGGTGCACGTGCTGGCGTCCGGAGTACGACACCGAGCAGGCGGCACCGGACTACGGGCTGATCGTCGAGCAGGGGATCGACGTCCGGGTCTCGCGGTGCGGTGACTGCGCCTACCGGCCCGACTCGCCGGAGAACGCCGAGAGCTACACGGCCGACCACCTGCGCGAGATCGCCGCGTCGGGTGAGCTGTTCTGGTGCCATGACGGGATGAGGCGGCCGGCCCGGTGGCGGCACCCGCAGCGTGACGTCGTCGTCGAGGGCTCGACGGCCGATTGGCGGCCACCGATCATCGGTGCCGTCCCGTTCCGGGCGGACGGCCGGCCCGGGCTGCTGTGCGCCGGGTGGGCCGGCGAGGGTCGCCGGCAGGAGCGGCTGATGGCGAAGGAGCTCGACGGGTGAACGGCGACCAGCTGACGGGCAACGCCCCGGATCCGGTGCTGCAGCTGCAGCAGTGGATCGACCGGCTCGACGCGCACCGGCGGGTGATCTGGTGCCGGCCGGAACTGGTCGACCGGATCCGCGCCGAGATCGACCGCGAGGGCGTCGGTGGCCTGGTCCGCGTGATCGGCGACCAGCACGTCCCGCCGGAGACGCTGCGGATCATGCGTGACCCCGACGCGATCGCGCGGCAGTCGCGCCGCAGCCACAGCTGAGCCATGGGAGCTGTTCACCTCTGCGGCATGGCACCGCACGCGTTCGTCCCCGACCCGGCGCAGCCGGAGGCCGACGAATGCCTCGCGTGCGGGTTGCCGGAGGCCGAGCCGGAACACCATGGCGGTGCAGTGATCACACGGCCGGCCCCGGTCGCGGTGGTGGACTGAGCCGGTGGAGCACGTCTATTCGGCGCGTGGCGCCGCGACCCGGTTGTGGTCGTCCCGCGCGCCTGAAGTGGTCCTGTCGGGCCCGGCGGGCACGGGGAAGTCACGCGCGTGTCTGGAGAAACTGAACGCCGCCGCCCTGAAGTACCCAGGGATGCGGGCGTTGATGGTCCGGAAAACACAGACGTCGCTCGGGTCGACGACACTGGTCACGTGGCGGGAGAAAGTCGCCGTCGAAGGTCTCGCGGCGGGGGTGCTGAAGTTCTACGGCGGCAGCAGCGCGGAACCACCGTCATACAAGTACAGCAACGGGTCGACGATCGTGCTCGGCGGGATGGATAAGTCAACGAAAATCATGTCGTCGGAGTACGACATGGCGTTCGTTGAGGAGTGCATCGAACTCACCACCGAAGATTGGGAAGCGATCACCACCCGGTTGCGGAACGGGGTGATGCCTTACCAGCAGCTGCTAGCCGCGACGAACCCGGCGCAGCCGACGCATTGGCTGAAGCTGCGGGCGAACTCCGGGCAGACGGTGATGTATGAGATGCGGCACGAAGACAATCCGCAGTACTTCACCGCCGACGGCGTGATGACTCCCGCGGGCGTCTCCTACATTGAGGGGAAGCTGGACAAGCTCACCGGGGTCCGGCATAAGCGTCTACGTCAGGGGTTGTGGGTGGCTGCCGAAGGTCTGGTGTATGAGGAGTTCGACCCGTACGTTCACGTGGTTCCGTGGTTCGTTCCGCCGATGGCGTGGCCTCGCTGGTGGGGAATCGACTTCGGATACCAACACGCGCTTGTGCTGCAGTGTTGGGCGGAAGACCCCGAAGGGCGGCTGTATCTGTACCGGGAACTGTTCCGGCGTCGGATGCTGGTCGAGGACGCCGCCGAACGGATCTTGGATGAGGTCGCCCCGAAGGACCCGAAGTCGGGGGAGCGGGTGTGGCGTGAGCCGCGCCCGACTGCGGTGTTTGCCGACCACGACCGGGAGGATCGGGCAACACTGGAACGGCACCTTGGGTTTGGTACCGAGGCGGCCTATAAGTCCGTCGATGACGGGCTGCAGGCTGTCATGGCGCGGTTGCGGCTGCGGGACGACGGGAAGCCTGGCATCTACTTCATGGCGGACGCGGTTCTCGACGGCCGGCAGCCGGACATCGTCGAGGCTGGGCAACCGGCGTCGACGATCGAGGAGTTCCCCGGCTATGTGTGGGACACGGGCGGGGGGAAGAAGATCACAGAGCAGCCGATCAAGATTTTCGACGACGGACTCGACACGGCCCGTTACGTGGTGGCCGCGAGGGACCTCGCCGGCCGGCCGAACTTCAGGTGGATGGATACCGCGTAGATCACGACCAGGTCACACCAGGTGGGAACCGAGCAGAGGAGAGAACCCCATGACGACGTCCGTGCCCCTCCAGATTGGGCAGCGTCCGCTCGACCACGAGACCAGCGGCGCGGTGTCGACGTGGCTGGTCCCCGGCGCGTGGCGGACCCACGGGGTGCACCAGGAGGAGCGCGCGGCACGCCGACGCCGCCGGTTTCTGCGGCTGATAGCCATTCTCACCTGGCCCGTGCGTATCATCGGCGTGACGGCACGCGATCATGGCTGGTCCCTGGCCTGGCCTGCAGCGCTCACCGTCTCAGGGTTCACGGTGAACGCGACGGTCGGGTGGGCGGTTCTGGCGCTCGGGTGTCTATGGATGGATCTTCGGACGGGCAAGGCGGGCGGGCCTCCCACGGGGTAGGGGAGGGCACGGGTTGCGGACCACCGTCGAGACGTTCCGCAGCCTGTTCGCGTCTCGGGTCCCGACGCCGTACAGCGGCCGGGTCGCCGGGATGCTCGGTGGTCTCGGCCCGGCGCTCGGTGGCGACAAGGTCGCCCAGATGGGTGCCTACGGGTCGGTGTCGACGCTGTTCGCGATCGTCAGCAACCTGGCGAACGGGACCGCGTCGATCGACTGGCATCTGTACCGGAAGAGGACCGACGCGCGGCGCCGGTACGGCCCGCACCCCGAAGAGGACCGCACCGAGGTCCTGGTACATCAGGCGCTGAAGGTGCAGCAGCGGCCGAACCCGTTCATGCCGTGGCAGGAGTTCTGCGAGACCGGGCAGCAGCATCTCGATTTGACCGGCGAGATGCCTTGGGCGATCGAGTATGTCGGGACGATTCCGGTTGCGATGTGGCCGGTCCGACCGGACCGGTTGACGCCGGTCCCGGACCGGGAAGAGTTCCTGTCGGGGTGGGTATACCGGTCCCCGGACGGGGAGCTGATCCCGCTGGAGCTGAAGGAACTCGTTTTCACTAAGCTCCCGAACCCGTTGGACCCGTACCGGGGTATGGGCCCGGTGCAGTCACTCATGGTGGATCTCGACTCGTCGCGCTACTCGGCCGACTGGAACCGGGCGTTTTTCGCTAACTCGGCGCAGCCGGGCGGGATCATCGAAGTCGACACGTCGCTGAACGAACCGCAGTTCAAGCAGATGGTTGCCCGGTGGCGGGAGTCGCACCAGGGTGTCTCCAACGCGCACCGGGTGGGGATTCTGGAGTTCGGCAAGTGGAAAGATGTGTCGTTCTCCATGAAGGATATGCAGTTCGCCGAGCTGCGGAACGTGTCGCGGGAAATCATCCGTGAGGCTTTCTCGTATCCGCGGTTCATGCTCGGTGAGCCGGAGGGCAGCAACCGGGCATCGGCGATGGCAGCCGAATACATCGAAGCCCGGCGGTTGCTGGTGCCCCGCGCGGACCGGATCAAGGGCACGCTTAACCACGACTACCTGCCGTTGTTCGGTGCGACGGGCGAGAACGTCGAATTCGACTATGACTCGCCGGTCCCGGACGATGAAGAGGCAGCGGCGAAGATCCTGAACGAGCGAGTCGACGCGTTCTCGAAGCTGCTCGCCGCGGGCGTGGATCCGGTGGACGCGGCGATGGTGGCGTGCCTGCCCGAAATGACGATGCTGGAGCCTGAGCCGGTGCCGCCGCAGCTGGTGCCCGCGGCGCCCGGCGACCCGGCCGAGCCGGCCGACCCTGGCCTCGAGGACGACGTCGCGGCCCGGGCCCGGCAGCTGCTCGCCAGCGGCGGCCTGGCCCGCGCGATCATGAACGGGCACTCATTCACCAGCGGCGGCCGGAGGTAGAGACGTGGTGCAGTTCCGGTTCTGGGGAGCGGTCGACCCGCGCGGGCGTACCAAGCTCCCGTTGCAGGCGTCGGTGCCGGTGGTCGACACCGACGCGTGGACGCTGCAGGTGTATGAGCCGATCGACTCGTGGGGCGGTGTGTGGGGGACGTCGGCGGCCGAGTTCGCCGAGGCGCTGCGGCCGATCCCGGACACCGCGAACCTGACGCTGCGGATCAACTCACCCGGCGGTGAGGTCGCCGAGGCGACCGCGATCGCGAACATGCTGCGGGAGCGGTCGGGGCAGCTGACGGTGAAGGTCGACGGGTGGGCGGCGTCGGCCGCGTCGTATCTCGCGGTCCTCGGTGACCCGGTGATCATGGGTGAGGACTCCCGCCTCATGATTCACAAGCCGTGGGGCGTCGCGATCGGCAACGACGACGACATGTTCGCGATGGGGGATCTCCTGGCCAGCCTCGCCGGTTCGCTCGCGCGGGCGTACCAGGCGAAGGCCGGTGGTGACGTCGCGTCGTGGCTGCAGGCGATGGCCGCCGAGACCTGGTACACGCCCGACGAGGCGGTCGCTGCGGGCCTCGCGGACAGCATCCTGGGCCAGGAGACCGCCGGGGCCGGCGAGGAGCTCCCAGCGGCTGCTGCGGCCCGCGGGTGGGACCTCACGGGCCTCGCCCGCCGCGCGCCCGCGGCGAGCGTGCCGCCGGTGGTCCCGCCGGTCGGTGAGACCGGGCCGGAGCTGCTCACCTCGCCGGCCGCCACCACGATCGTCCCGCCGCCGTCCCCCCCGGCGGCGGGCACCACACCACCGGTCCCGCCCGGGCCCGGTTTCGACCCCGCAGCGTTCCGCGCAGGGGTCCTGAACGCTCTGAAGGGAGCATGACATGCCGGCAGTGATCGACTCCCCGCGAGCATTCGAGGATTACCTCGGCGCGCTCACCGCGGACGGCGAGGACGCCGTGATCAAGGCCATCGCGGACACCGGTGAGAACGGTTTCGGGGCGCAGGTGAAGCGCTACGTCGCGGCGATGCAGGCCGAGAAGACCCCCGTGTCCGCCGAGCTCGCGGCCGAGATCCGCGAGCAGGCGCAGGTCGTCCTGGCCGACATGCTGAAGGACACGCAGGCGGGCAAGGGGAAGCGCCTGAACCTCAACCCGTTCGACCACGCTGCGGTCGCCGGCCGGCCCGGTTTCGGCCGGAACCCGCGCGCCGCGGGCGCGGCGCTCGACGGCGTGTTCGGCGACTTCGGCGAGTTCGTGCAGGCGATGTGGCACCGCGACATGCCCCTGTCGTCGGAGCAGCGGGACGGCGCGAGCAAGGTCCGCGCCTACACCGAGAAGATCGGTTCCGACGGCGGGTTCCTGGTGCCGGAGGAGTTCCGGACGCAGCTGCTGATGATGTCGCTGGAGAACGCGGTCGTGCGCCCGCGGGCGACGGTGGTGCCGATGGGTGCGCTGGAGCTGTCGTTCCCCGCGATCGACGAGACCTCGCACGCGTCGAGCCTGTTCGGCGGTGTCATCGTGTACCGCACCGAGGAGGCGGCGGCGCTCACGGCGTCGAACGCGCAGCTGCGCCGGGTGAAGCTCACCACGAGCAAGCAGACAGCGTTGGCGAACCTGTCGAACGAGGTCATCCGCGACAGCGCGGGCGCGATCATGACCTACACGAACACGCTGGTGCCGAAGGCGATGGCGTTCGCCGAGGACAACGACTTTCAGAACGGCACCGGCGCCGGTGAGCCGCTCGGGATGCTGCGGACCACGAACCCGCACGTGATCGCCGTGGCGGCCGAGTCGGGGCAGCTGACCGACACGATCGTGTGGGAGAACGTGGTGAAGATGTTCGCCCGGCTGCTGCCGTCGAGCATCCCGAATTCGGTGTGGGTCGCGACGCCGGATGCGTTCCCACAGCTGGCGACGATGGGTCTCGTGGTCGGCACCGGCGGCGGCCCGATCTGGCTGCCGGACGGCACCGGCGCGCCGACGATGACGCTGCTCGGCCGGCCGATCGTGATGACCGAGAAGACCCCCGGTGTTCTCGGCGACCAGGGCGACCTGTCGCTGGTCGACTACTCGTACTACCTGATCGGCGACCGGCAGCAGGTCGAGATGGCCTCCAGCGATCACTCCCTGTTCTCGTCCGACCAGACGCAGCTGCGGTTCATCGCCCGCAACGACGGGCAGCCGTGGATCATCTCGCCGCTGACGCCGAAGAACGGCGGCCCGACCCTGTCGGCGACCGTGCAGATCGCGACCCGCTGACCCGAGACACGAAACACGTTCTGACAGAAGGGAAACAGAGACAATGGATGCTCTCGGGCGACTGTTCGACATCGGGCTCGGGTGGGCCCCGGTCGATCTCGACGCGGCCGACGGGTCGACGGGTAAGCGGATCTTCGTGGGCGACTGCGCGTCGATCGCGTTCGTCATCGTGTGCGGCGTCGGGCCGGCGACGTTCTCGCTGGACGTTCAGCAGGCGACCGCCGCGTCGGGTGGCACGTCGGGTGACCTCGACGCCGTCACCTACTGCTACTACAAGGCGGAGACCGCGCTCGACAACGACGAGCCGTGGGTGAAGCTCACCCAGTCGGCGGCGTCGGAGATCACGCTCGACTCGATCGGGACCTCGCAGAAGATCATCGTCGTCGAGATCGACACGGCGCAGCTGTCCGACGGCTACGCCTGGGTCAGCCTCAACTCGGTGTCGGCCAACGGAACCGCGCACCTCTCGTCGTGCCTGTACGTCAAGCACGGGCTGCGGAACATGCGGACCCCGGTGAACCTGCCGAACCTCCTCAACCCCGTCGCTGCGAACGCGTAAGGGGGAGCGGAGATGGGTGTTCTCGGCAACAACGAAGCCGTCACGAAGGGCGTCGCCGGCAACGGCCCGGTCAGCAAGCCGACCGGAGCGATCACCGGCAACCCGACGACGGCACTGTTCACCGTCGTCGGGACTGTGAAGATCACGGAACTGTGGGCGGACGTGACCACCGCCCTGTCGACCGACTCCGGCACCTACGCGGTGCAGCACAATCCGTCCGGGACGGGCGACACGCGCGTGATCGTGACGGCGACCGACCTGGGCACGTCGGACACGGCGGCCGGGTCCACCGTCGGCCTCACCCGCGGCACCACCGCGGCACCGGCGTTCCTGCGAGGCGGCACGTCCGAGCTCGGCGCCGTCGTCAACGACGGTCAAGTCGAGTTCGTCGGCGCCGCGTCCGCCAACGGCGCGATCACGTTCAACTGCCGGTGGATCCCGCTCACCGTCGGGGCGACCCTGGTCGCGGCGTAGCCGCGAGTCGACGATCCTGGTCGGGCCGGCCGCGCGCACAGAGCGGCCGGCCCGACCAGTCACCAGGAGGATCCAATGGCCAGGAACACCGTGCACGGCGGCACCAGCGACATGGCGGCCGACCAGGACGAGGCACGCCGCAACCTGCTCGCGCAGGGCAACGCGGACCCGTCGCCGGACCAGGTCGACGCCGAGCTCCAGAACATCACCGACAAGCGGGCCGCGTCGGCGCACCTCGCGCAGCCCGGTGAGACCAGCGTGACGCCGGAGTCGCAGGCGGCCAAGATGGCCGCGACCGGCGCCGAGTTCGGCGACGCGGACGCGACACCCGACGTCCCGGCCGACCCCGACAGCACGGCCGGCGACGCGGCCGGCGACGGTGACGACGCGGAAGACCCGGACGCGTTCGATCCGGCTGACTACACCGTCGAGGACGTCAACGCCTACCTGGCGGATCTCGCCGACGACGACGACGGCAACGCCGAGCGTGAGCGGGTGCTGTCCGCCGAGCGGGCCGGGAAGAACCGCGTCACGATCACCGGCTGATCCCGGTTCTACAGCTGGAGGTGCACCGTGTCCCCGAAGAACTTCGGCCGGACTGCTGTCGTGGTCCCGCCGACGCCTGCGACGTCGGGTCTCGGGTTCACGGTGACCTCTGGCACCGGGACGGCGCTGCTCGGCACCGGCCCGGCGGTCCTGGTCCCGGAAGACACCGACCCGTGGACTGCTGCGCTGGCCGGCACGATCGAAGTCGTGTCGATCCTGAAGGTCGCGGGCGACACGATCACCCTCTCGGCCCGCGCGCAGGAGTCGACCACCGCGCAGACGGTGGTGGCCGGGTGGCAGGTGATCCAGGGGATCACCGCGGGCATGTGGAACGACGTTGCCCCGGATCTCGTGGCCGAGCTGTACACCGCGTCGGGGTTCACCATCGGGCACCGGCTCGGCGGTGCCGACGAGGCTCCCGAGATGAGCGAGATCGGGTCGCAGCAGGCGCTCGGCAAGGGGCAGCGCGCGGTCGAGCTGTCGGCGCAGGCCACCGTCGACGGCGTGATGATCGGGATGCACGACACCGACCCGTCGCGGACGACGTCGCTCGCTGCAACGCCGGTGATCGCTGACCTGTCGTTGGCGCAGCTGACGTCGTCGCCGATCATCGACATCGGCGCGACCGCTCTTGGCTCGGGCTGGTCCGCGTCGCAGCGTGTCCCGGTCGTCGGGAACGAGCTGCGCCGGTGGGAACGGCGCGGCGCCGTGTTCCTGGAGCCAAAGTCCGACGCGACCCGAACACTCGCCGCAGCAACGGGTTTCCAGGATCCCGGCAAGTGGATCGTGTGGAAATTCAACCGCGGCGCCAGCGGTTCGCTGCCGTCGCACGCCACGAACGCCCGCGCGGCCGGCCTGCCGTTGTGGGTTTACATGACGTCCGGCGACAGCAACTCCCTCGTCGACACCGTGTTGGCGACGCTGCAGCCGCGGGACGCGATCGGCGTCGACATCGGCGACTCCGACGCGAACATCCTCTACACCTGCACCGCGGCGGCACGGCTCGGCATCCCGGTAATCGCGTTCGTGGTGCGGTTGCGGTCCGAACGGGACCGGATCGCGACCATCGCCGCAGCTGCTGCAGTCGCGGCCGGTGTGCCGTGCATCGTCGGATACATGTGCACCGCCCCCACCTACGTGGGGAACGATCTCGCGGCGTTCACCACCGACGGATTCTCCGGCCTGGTGCGGCGGCCGGGTGACTATGAAGGCGCGTCGAACAAGCTCATTGCGGGATTCGACGCGACTGAAACGTCGGTGACTTTGGCGCAGGGAACCACGGCGACTCTGTCGATGGGGTCGATGTGCCCGATCGTCGGATCCGCGAGCGGGTACCGAATCGCGTTCTCGGCCCGGTGGGCGACGCTGCCGTCGGACCTCACCACGCACCTAGACGTCTATATCTGCCACGCGACGGACGCGCCTTACGCGTTCCAGTCGGCCGCGAACGTCGACGGCGGGTACCACATTTTCCAGCGGGCCAACGGTGGGTCGGGTGTCAGCAGGCACGATCCGGGAACGTCGACCGGTACGTCGCTCGGCACCGGCACCGGCTCGGCCGCCGTCGCGAATCAGTGGATGAATTTCAACGTCGACGTGACCCCGACGTCGATCATCTTCCGCCGCCTCGACGGCACGCTGTTTACGATCACCGCCGCGTCGACGACGTACCGTGGTCTCTACTTCGGGTTGAATTCCGCGAGCGCGTCGGTTGCGGCGCAGTTCAAGGACATCACCGTCACCCAACTCTGACGCTGCGGGAGGGTTGCTCGTGTCGTTCCCGTTCGTGCTCGGCGCCGACACGCTCGGCGACACCGAGCAGCTGGAGCAGGAGACGGTGACGCCGCCGGCCACTACCGGTCGGGTGCCGTCGTGGAACGCGCTCGGTCCGATGATCGCCGCGGTGCGGGCCGAGGCCGACGCTGCTCGCCGGCAGCCTCCGGTGGCGTGCCCGAACGACGGTGAGCCGCTGCGGACCGGTCCGCACGGGGAGCTGTATTGCCCGTTCGACGGGTGGCGGCCCCGGTAGACGGGTGGGCCCCCGGATCCGGTTAATCCCGGTCGGGGGCCCGCGGGGCCTCTCAGGCCGTACGCGCCGTCAGGTTTCCCTGCCCGTGGCGTCGCCAGCAGCCACACCGGACGCGCCGCTGGTCAGGGTACTCCCCGGGGCCGGTCGGGCGTGCGACCATTCTGGTGCAGCCCTACCCCACGGGGACTGCTCTGGTGCGGCCGGCGTCGTTGCTACACGCGGACGCCGCGGGGCCGGCCGCACCCACAACTGCACACCCCGTCCCGCCGCGCCGCATCTTCACCGGGCCCGGCTGGCACCAGAACGCGAGTGCGAGGGACCTATGGCCGTCACCGTACCGACGTACGTGACGCGGCAGCAGCTTGCTGGCGCGCTCGACGTCGCCCCGTCAGCAGCTGCAGCGCGCGAACTCGACCGGAAGATCGTCGAGGCTACCGCCGCCGTCGACCAGCTGTGCCGTCGCACGTTCGTCCCGACGACCGACACCCGCTCGTTCGACTGGCCGGCCCCCGGCCACTCCTCGCCGTCGTACCGGCTGTGGCTCGACGACGACGAGATCATCTCGCTCACGTCGGTCACGGCCGGTGGGGTCGCGGTGTCTACCGGCGACGTGCTCCTCGAGCCGGTGAACGAGGGACCCCCGTACGACCGGCTGGACCTGAACATGGGGACGTCGACCTTCTGGACGATCGACGACACGTGGCAGCGGTCGATCGTCGTCACCGGCCTCTGGGGAGGCTCTAGTGACGCTAGGGAAGCCGTGGGGACGCTGTCGGAGGCCCTGGACACCTCGGAGACCGACATCGACGTTTCGGCCGCCACAGCGGCAGCTGCGGGCGTTGGGGACGTCCTGATGGTCGACTCGGAGCGGATGCTGGTCACCGGCTGGTCGTGGGCGACCACCGGGGAGACCGCGTCCCTGACCGCGAGCATGGCTGACCGGTCGATCACCGTGGCCGACATCGGCACCTACGCCGACGGGGAGACGCTCCTGATCGGCGGGGAGCGGATCCTGGTCGTCGACCGGGCCGGGACCACCCTCACCGTCGACCGGGCGCAGGGCGGGACGACGCTGGTCGCGCACACGACGGCAACGCTGTTCGGGGCCCGGACGCTGCGGGTGGTCCGCGGGAGCTCGGGGTCGACGGCGGCGTCGCACTCCACCGGCGCGACGATCGAGCGGCAGCTGTACCCGGCGCTGGTGTCGCAGCTGGCGCTGGCCGAGGCGACCGTCGGGTGGCTGCAGGGCAGGGGCGGGTACTCGCGTTCGACCCAGGGGGCCGGCGAGTCGTCGCGGAAGGCGCCGACGGGGACGCTGGAGGACCTGCGCGACCAGTGCGCGCGGGCGCACCGCCGGTACCGGTGGGCGACGGTATGAGACTCGTGGTCAGCAGCGACGTCACCGGCGCGATCGGCACCGGGAAGCACTCGCCGATCATGCGGCGGGCGTGCCTGAACGCCGAGGACACCACGACGCACGCAGCGCTGCTGGAGGTCCGCTCGACGTTGGGTCGGGTGCTGCAGCACCCGACCGGCTATTACGAATCGCGGGTGGTCGCGGACTACCGGAGCCGGCCGCCGTCGGTGCACGACAGCCGCGTCGTGTACGGGCCGTGGCTGGAGGGCATCGGGTCCCGGAACGCGACCACGCGTTTCAAGGGCTATCACACGTTCCGGCTGGTCGCGCAACGGCTGCAGGGGCGTGTGGTGACGATTACCGCGCCGGTGTTCGATCACGCCGTGGCGGAGTTGAACCGGTGACGATCACACCGCCGTGGGGGACGTTCGTCGACCCGCTGAACGACATCGTGGTGAAGGTCCGCGATCACGCCGAGTCGCTCGGCGTGTTCTCGCGGATCAACGGGCACGAACCGAAGCACGCGCCGGTCACCGGCCGATCGCCCGACATCACCTGCTCGGTGTGGATCGACGGGATCCGGCCGGCCCGGTCCGGGCTCTCCGCGACGTCAGCAACGCTCGACCTCAACGTGCGGCTCTACACGCTCATGACGCGGGAACCGCAGGACGCGATCGACCCGACGATGGTGGGTGCCTGCCACCGGCTGATGGCCGACTACGTGAACAGTTTCACGCTCGGCAGCCTCGCCCGCGGCGTCGACGTCCGCGCGATCGAGGGCAAGGCAATGACGATGCAGGCCGGTTACGTCGAGATGGACGGGAAGCTCTTTCGCACCATGACGATCGTGCTCCCGGTGACCGTCAACGATCTGTGGCCCGAGAACCCGTAGGAGGATCCGATGTCGAAACAGAACGGTCTCGGCGACGCGTTCTATGTGGATGAGTTCGACGTGACGGGCGATATCGGTGCGGTGCAACAGATTGCGTCGCCTCGCGGTGTGCTCCCGCTGACCGGAATCGACAAGTCCGCGTACGAGCGGGCGCACGCGCACAAGGACGGCGCGATCGCGTTCCGGTCGTGGCACAACGACGCCGCCGGGCAGGCGCACACGGTGCTGAAGACCAGGCCGACAGCTGACCGGATCGTCCTCTACTTCCGGGGCACGACGATCGGGAAACCGGCCGCCCTCATGGTGTCCAAGCAGATCGATTACGACTTGGAACGCGGCGAGGACGGGTCGCTCCGGTACACGACGCAGGCGCTCGCGAACGGTTTCGGCCTCGAATGGGGCCGGATGCTCACCGCGGGGAAGCGCACCGATTCCGCGGCCACGAACGGTTCCAGCCTCGACTACGGCGCGGCCATCGGGTCCACCCTGTTCGGTGCGCAGCTCTACTACTCGCTGCAGGCGTTCACCGGCACCAGCGTCACGATCAAGCTGCAGGACTCGACCGATAACGCATCGTTCGCGGACGTGCCCGCCGCGACGTCGGGTGCGCTCACCGCCGTCGGAAAGGGTCGCGTCGTCACCACCGCGACCGAGCAGATCGACCGCTACCTCCGGATCGCGACGACGGGCACGTTCTCCAACGCCGTGTTTGCCGTCGCTGTCGTCCGCAACCGCGCGGCCACGGTGTTCTGATGCGACCCATGAGCAGGCCGACGCCGCTGCTGCCGGTGCAGGGGTTCAAGACCTACGCCGTCACGAAGCCACCCGGCACCCACACCCGGCCGGCGACGTGCACGGAGGTCGACTGCAAACAGTGGCGGGAGGGCTGGTCGACGCCGGTCGCGACGGGCGCCGACGACTCGCTGCTGCGGCGGGCGGCGGCGGGCACCGTCGACGGGTTGCGGCGTCGGTTTACCGTCCGCCGGGACGGGCTGCTGGTGTGGTTCGACTTCCCGGCGGAGCAGCCGTGTTTCAAGGCCCGGACGCACCGGATCGACCTGCAGCGGCCCGGCCTGTACGTCGTCCGTGGCGGTGACTGGCGCGGCAACACCGGCCTCATCCGCAGGCACGTCAACGACGTCGAGTGGGTCGAGGATTTCGCCGAGCACCAGGACCGGCTGGCGCACACGATCGGGGGCCGGCCGTGACGCCCGTCGAGCGGGACTGGCCGACCGAGCTGCTTCCCGCGGTCCCGGACGCGGTCCCTGACCCGTTCCCACCCGACCGGTCGTGGGAGCCGCACCACGCGCGTGACTGGTCCGGGGCCGCGGTGCAGCTGCTGGTGTCGCTGCTCGCGCTGGTGGTCGTTGCCGGATGCGCCTACTTCGCCGGCCAGTGGTCGGTGCGGGCCGGATACGCGACGCCGCCGGATCTCGTGCGGGTCCCGGCCGAGGTCCAGACGCAGGCGCAGCTGACGCGGCTGTGGCCGGTCGTCGACCCAGGGCAGAAGGCCACCATGTGCGGTGCGTGGCGCCGCGGGGACTGGTCGCAGTACGTGGTCGACCAGTGGTCGCAGCATCTCGCGTCGCCGGCCGGTGGGCAGATCGACGTCGACCGGGCCACCGTGGCGCGGTTCCTTGGGAGCGCCTGCTCCCAGGTAGGGAAGGGGTAAGGGATGGCCAAGGAAACTGGTCTGGGTTGGACTGCCTGCAGTCTCGACAACTCGACGGGCACGCTGAAGGCGTTCGTCAACGACGTGCACTCGCTGCAGCTGTCGACGCCGCGGGCGGTGCAGGACGTCACCGGACTCGACAAGTCCGCGATCGAGCGCCTGCACCTGCTCGGAGACTTCAGCGGGACGCTGGCGGGCACGTTCAACGACGCCACCGATTTCTCGCACGACGTGTTCACCCCGATCGACAACGCCCGCACGTTCACAAACACGTTCTCCGGCAACACGCTCAGCGTCGAAGCGCTGATCACGGACTACGCGCTGAACCGTGGCGAGGACGGGTCGCTGACCTGGTCGGCACCGCTGGTCCTCGCCGACGGGACCGTGCCGACGTGGACGTGATCGACCCGCTCGGCGAGCTCGGCAAGCTCGCGTACGACGCGTACCGGTCGACGACCGGTGGACACTCGGCCGTCACCGGCGACCCGCTGCCGGAGTGGCAGGACCTGCCGAGCGACGCGATCCGGGACGCGTGGATCGCTGCTGCAGAGGCGGTCCGGCGGGCGACGACGCCACACGGCGGAGGTATGTGACGTGACCACCACCGAAGACACCCGGCCGGCCACCCCGCCCGGTGGCCGGCCGGGGTACAGCTGGGACCCGTTGCACGAGATCGAATGGGAAGAGGGCACCGCGCATCCTGGTCTGTTCGTCGCGTGCTACGCGCCGACCATCGGCGAGTACCTGCAGTACGTGATCGAACCGAACTCGATCGAGGAGAAAGACGGGGTGTGGGCGACCCGTGAGCAACGGTTTTTCGCGAGCTACCTGGTCGACTGGAACGTGCGGACCCGTGCCGGGGAACCGGTCCCGCCGTCGCTTGCTGGTCTGGCGTCGCTGAAGCGGCCTCTTGCTGACGCGATCATCGCCCGGTGGTTGGACGAAACCTCTCGGGTGGCAGTCCCTTTGGACGGGCGCTCGACCTCTGGGTCGACTTCGCAGCTGGAGAGACTGCCGATGGAACCACCGTCCCCGGACTGAAACCGGCTGCTCTGGTGACGGCTGAACCCGTTGTGGCACTAGCGGAACGGTTCCACGTACTGCCGTCCCAGGTGCTGCAGGAACCGGTGGCGTCGCTGCGGATGGTCCGGATCGTCGACAGGGTACGCGCGAGGAGGGCTGCGAATGAGTAACGAAGTCAAGATCCGCGTATCCGCCGACGACACGTCGAAACCGGTACTGCAGGGCGCTGAGCGGAACGTCAAGAAGCTCGACAAGTCCGCGAACGAGCTGAGCGACGGGGGACTGAAGAAAGCGGGCGGCGGGTTCTCGGCGTTCGCCGAGACTGCAGCGAAGGGCGGTGCGGTCCTCGGCACGCTGGTCGGTGTGGCCGCTGTCGCGAATAAGGTTCTCGGTGAGGGCATCGCTGTCAGTCTCGGCACGGCGAACGCTCAGGTTTCGTTGGGAGCTAAGGGGTTCGCGAGTCTGTCGGCGGCAGCCAAGGACAACGCGCTGAACCTCGGCCTGACCGAGGCCGAGTTCATTAAGACCGGTGGGCAGGCCGCGTCACTGGCGAAGAACCTCGGGTTCTCCCAGGAGAAAGCGGCCGAGTTCGGTGCCGCTATGCCGGATCTCGCGAACAAGTTGTCGATCATGTCGAACGGGCAGGTCGACGCCGCCGGAGCGGCCGACCAGCTGCGGTCGGCGATCGCGGGCGAGTTCGACCCGTTGCAGGCCATCGGGATCGCGATCAACGCCGCGTCGGTGCAGCAAGAGGCATTGAAACTCAAGCAGCAATCGACGACGAAGATCACGAACGAGCAGGCAACGGCGATGGCTGTCCTGTCGATCGTGCAACGCCAGACGGCGGACGCGTCGAAGGTGCTGGCGACCGAAGAGGGACGGCAGGCGCAGGCTGCGGCCCGGTCGAAAGCTGAGATGCGAGAAGCGTTCCAGGACTTGGAACGGTCCGCGGTCCCTGCCCTGACGAAGCTGACCGAGGCCACGGCCGACTACGTCGAGGCATGGAGCCATATAGGCGACAACAACCGCGGGAACATAGAGACGATCAAGGACATCGCTAACGTGATGGCACCGTTGACGAGTCTCGTTGATGTGGTGGTGAAGAAGACAACCGACCAGGGGCACGCGTCGAAGTCGGCGGCGGTCGACGTGGCGAAGCTGGGCGACGGTGCGCAGGGTGCGGCGGCGTCGGAAGAGGACCTGGCGAAGGCCACCGACGAGGCAGTCGACGCGATCAAGGACCAGATCGACGTCACGCTCGGCGGCCGGTCCGCGGCACGCCAGTATCAGAAAGCGCTCGACGCGGCCACGGATTCGTTGCACGACAACGGAAAGACTCTCGACATCACGACCGAGAAAGGCCGGGCGAACTCTGAAGCGCTCGACGACATCGCGCAGGCTGCGATCGACCAGGCCGAAGCGGTGAAGCGCGCGGGCGGGTCGGAAGAGGACTACCGGGGGCAGCTGGAACGGTCCCGCGCCGACCTGGTGAAGACAGCGATGCGTTTCGGCATGTCGAAGTCGGCCGCACAGGACTACGCCGCAACGATTCTCGGGATCCCACGGAAGTACGACACGCACGTCAAGCTGGACGCTGCGGGCGCGATCCAGAAAGCGCGTGACGTGCGCTACGCGATCAACCAGATTCACGGGAAGACTGTCTATGTGACGATCCGGGAGACCACGTACCGGTCGGCGCAGGACATCGCACACTCCCGCGGGGAGCACCGGGCCGGCGGTGTCGTCGGCGGTGCAGCTGCCGGTGGTGGCGCCCGGTCCGGCATGGTGCTGGTCGGGGAAGAGGGCCCAGAGCTCGCGCAGCTCGGGGCGGGTGCGTTCGTGCACACGGCCGGCGAGACCCGGCGGATGCTCGGCGGGATGAGCGGCGGCGGTGGGCACATGTCGCCGATCGTGTTGA